AGTAAAAGCCGCTGAAAAGGCAGTCGAGTTCGCGCTCGCTGCCTAAAACATGAAAGGACATTTATTATGAGACAAGAACGGCGCGAAGTACTAACTCAGAAGGTAAGAAACTGGATGAGAACGCATGATAGTTTAGACCCATTTACATTTAGTGATTTAACTAAAGCATTTGAATTACATGGTTTAGAGGAAGAACAAAAAGAAGTTCAATCTATACTAGATGAACTATCAAATATTGATAATGATACTGTGTTTGAAGATATACACGGTGAAAAATGTAAAATTACAGCCATTAATAAAGGTAAGCAATTTTCTAGATGTATTAGAAAAGGTAATACGATTTGGCAGTTTCGTAATGTATGTCAATATCTTGCAATACCTATAGGTTGTACTTTCAATCCAACTAAGACGAGTACTCCAAAAATTATAACAATTGATGGAGATCGATATAAACTTGATGCTGCCTAAAATATTCAGTAAGTTAAGAAAGAAATATAAAACTTGGTTGAAGAAGAAAGACACAGGTGTTCCTAAGTATTTACAAGGTTTGCGGAAGGATAAAAGAAATAACAAATAGTGTGACATAATTGTAACACATATAAAAAAAATTAAAAAAAGTAAAAAAAGGGGTGTACAAGCACCCCTTTTTATGTTAGTATATACTTATCAAATGAGGGAAAAAGATGACATATTATAGTGATAAAGAAGAAAAACGTGAAGAGCAGAAATGCTTAAATGAGTTCAAGAAAGAAGTTAATTTCTATATGCTTCTTGGTGCGAAGACTCGTAAGGATGCTCTTCGTTGGATGACTCAGCAAGATGAGTTTTCGCATGAGCAATGTGTTGAGCATTGGGTATGGAATCGTGGGATTCTATTTACTGAGTACGGCCGTAAGGTTGTGAAAGAAATATGTGACATTGTTATATTTAAAGAATGGGAGTTTGAATAATGTATGATGACTTAGTGAAAGAATATTTGAAAACTAATAAGATTAAAAAAATACCTGCGTCTGATTTAAAAAAGCATGGCGTAGATACTTGGAAAAAACCTTATTACTTGCAGGGTAAAAGCAAAACTAGTACGTATACAACATCAAAAACTGATGTAGAATATAAGTAGGAGGATATAATGTATTATGATAAAACAAAGCAGCGTACCGAGGCTTACATCGGTACATTCGGAATGGATGAGCAAGATCAAACTGAGCTTGCATCTGTTCGTCGTATGGTTACAAACCTAAACAGAGATTTAAAAGAGCAAGGTTATTTCTATCGCTATTATGTGAAAGCTCAAGCACGAGGACACCGTATGGGCATTCATCGCTATAACCAATCTCTCCCGCTTAAGTATGCATCAAAGGTAGATGCGTACATCTACCGTCGCTGAGACGGATTTTTCCTCCCTCCCAACTCGGCGGCCTTGTGTCGCCATTTTTTTTTCTGACAGGGTGTAGCTTAGTCTGGTAAAGTGCTCGGTTTGGATCCGAGAGATCGTAGGTTCGAATCCTACCACCCTGACCAAAAATATTATAAATAGTGTAAAATAACTTAGGTAAATACCATGAAGAGATTTAGCACGTTTATGGCAGAGAATACATTCTTACAATTAAAACACTACGACTTAGCGAAGAGAGGCTTTGCTAGGGTACCTGTATTTGTTGATAAGGTAAAAGATAAAGAATACTTTTCAACAGACAAAGGTGCTGTAATAATAACATCACCCACATGGAAAGTATTGGATGCATCAATGCGTGTTAATGGCTATTCCGCAATGATGAAAGGTAAAACCGATAAAGGTAAAGCTGTTACAGTAAAATATCCTCATGAGTTTCATAAAACTCCGGAGTTTGGTGGTAAAGGAAAAGGTTCTGGTACTGCTGCAGAAGATAGAGAACTTTCAGGCTTACGAAAAGAAATAGAACGAGCTATGGTCAAAAATGGCATATCGGTATTGCCTATGATAGTTGGTAAGAAGAAATGTATGGTAGTTGGTGTAGAATCTACTTTCGGTACACCTAAATCAGATTTTCATTTAGTTGATGCTAAAGGTGAAGCAGTTGCATGGATCTCACATAAAGATGGTTCAACTGCTAAAGACTTTCAACAATATGGTGGTTTAGCCGATAAGATATTTAAAAATAATAAAGAAGTCACTTCATGGATGAATGCTTTAAAGAAGCAGTTTCCAGATGGTATGAAGAGTGGTGATACAGCTTGGAGAAATGTTAGAAGTACAACACTAATTAAACAATCTGTATGGGGCATAGATTATGGAAAGGATCGTGGTAAAAATAACGTGGATGAATTTCATCAAGGTCCAATGAAAATTAAAAAGCGTGGCAGAAATTATATTATTCAATCAAAACACCAAGACAATAATGGTGCCCTTCCAAAGGGTGACTATAAAGCAATATTTTATGCAAGATATACGGGTGATAGAGGGGCGAATGCAGGTGGCGTAACAGTAGGCACTGCACGAGTTGGAGTTTTTGCTATAGCAATTAAAAAGAAAAATGTAGAGGAAATCTAATGGCAACCGAAAACAAATACGACGTAAGGTTAGTAAAGGTCGTTGACGGAGATACGGTAGATGTTGATATTGATTTAGGATTTGGTATATGGTTACATGATGAAAGAGTACGTATTATGGGTATAGATACACCCGAGTCACGAACAAGCGATAAAGTAGAAGATTTATTTGGTGAAGCTGCAAAGGCAAGAGTAAAAGAACTATTCGAGTCAGTACAGCTAAAGCTTATAACAGAAGAAAATAAACATGGCGAAGATATGAAAGGCAAGTTCGGTCGTATTCTTGGTGATTTTGAATTTGAGTACAAGCAAGAAAATAATGCTTATACGATAAAAAGATTAACACAGCTCATGATTGAAGAAGGCCACGCAGTGGCTTACTTTGGTGGATCGAAAGAAGAGATTACTATGAAGCACATGGCAAATCGTGAAAAGCTATTGCGCGAAGGTATAGTAGATCAAACACAGTATGACATATTGATGGGAGAACCTGACTAATGGCATATGTAAACATTACTAATCTTACTGGATGGCAGTATGACAATGCACCGGCAGATCCTGGTGCAGGTCATCCTCACAGGCCTCTATGGTTAAAATCTTCTAATGGCATTAGACAATTTAAAAATGGTACAGAAGTGTATGTTAAAACGAAGAAAACTGCTGATGCAAACACGGTCAATAGAGGTGAAATAAGTAAAACCTTTTGGGATGCGCATTAAGGTGTACAATTAATACGAAACGTGGTATAATATACCAATATGACATTCAGGGAAATAAGATGATATCGTTTAAAGAAACATTGACTGAGCAAAAGAATACTCATATGACACACATAGAGGACAAAGTTCTTTATGGTGGAGTGGAAGGTACTCGACAAGCAATCAATGCATTAAGATCTTTACGCGATATGTTGAAAGGTGAAAGAGATGGTAACGTATCTGTTAAGTGGGATGGTGCCCCTGCTATTTTTGCAGGTACTGATCCTACGGACGGAGTATTCTTCGTTGCGAAAAAAGGGATATTCAATAAGAACCCCAAAGTTTATAAGACTGCTGCTGATGTTGATAACGATACTAGTGGCGACCTTGCTCTTAAGCTTAAGTCTGCTTTACGTGAACTGCCAAACCTTGGAATTAAAGGTATTGTTCAAGGCGACTTCTTGTTTGGCCCTGGTGATATAAAGAAAGAAACCATTAAAGGAAAAAAATATGTCACGTTTCATCCAAACACCATTGTTTATGCTGTTCCTGCTGATAATGATGCTGCTAGTGATATCAGGCGCGCTACCATTGGGATCGTCTGGCACACAACGTATAGTGGAACTAGTTTCGATTCCCTCAGAGCCAGTTACGGTGTCAACGTTAGAGGAATGAAAAAATCAAAAGCTGTATGGTCTCAAGACGCAATGTTGCGAGATCATACAAACCTTTTGATGACTAAGAAAGAAACTGACGATGTAAACAAATCATTGTCACAAGCCGGTAAATTATTCAATCAGATTGCTGGTTCGACACTGCGAGATCTGCAGTCTAATCAACAACTCGCACAAATGATTGAGCAATTTAATAATAAATATGTTCGTAAAGGACAAGTAGTACAGAACACAAGACGCCATACTGATATGCTGATCAAATGGATTGGACTCAAGTATGGAAAAGAAGAAGCTAAACGTAAGTCTGAGAAGGGCAAGCAGTCTCAAAGAGATGCAAAGCAGCAGATGCTGTCGTTCTTTTCGCCACAAAACAAGGCAAATCTAATAAAAATGTTCGAACTGCAAAAATTAATTGTAGTAGCGAAATTAAAACTTATAAATAAGCTTAATACATTACAGAAAGTTAAATCTTTTGTGAAGACAAAGAATGGATTCAAGGTAACAGGTGCCGAAGGCTTTGTTGCTATTGATAAACTTGGTGGTGATGCAGTGAAACTTGTTGATCGTATGGAGTTCTCATACAACAACTTTTCACCCAATATATTAAAGGGATGGGATAAACCGGGACGGAACTAAATGTTAAAATTCAGAGAATTCGTAGAAAACTACGATGAATTAGACGAGCGAGCATGGACTCCTGCGCAGAGACGTAGGGCAAAGGTCATGATGAAGAAAAACAAAGCTAAACTTGCTATTGGCAAGAAACGCTTGAAGTTCAAAATCGCTGATAAGAAACGCCTAGATAAGCGTGCGCAAAGACAAGCACGTAAAGATATAGGCAAAAAGATATCTAAAGGCAGAGCCAAAACCGATTTATCCGCAGCTCAAAAAGGAAGTCTTGAAAAACGTCTAGATAAGATTGCAGGTCGCATTACAAATCTAGGTAAACGTATGCGAAAAGACAAACGTAAAGTAGAGTTACAAAGGAAACGCGGTAAGTAAATGCCTATTAATAGTTTTTCTCAATTTCTGGTTGAGGAGGAAAAAACAGTTTATTTTACCTTTGGTAGAATGAATCCTCCCACTATAGGTCATGGTAAGTTATTAGATAAACTTGCGTCTACATCAGGACGCAATCCATACCGTGTATTCTTATCACTGTCAAATGATAAGAAAAACCCAATCCCATACAATTCAAAAATCAAGTATGTGCGCAAGATGTTTCCTAAGCATGCTCGTCAGGTAATGATGAACAAGAAAGCAAAAACACCTTTTGCAGCACTTACCGCATTATATGATGAAGGATACCGCAGCGTAGTAATGGTTGCAG